GGCGGACTCGGGGCTGGCAGTTGTGAAAGAACTGGTGGTGGTTTGCCGTGGCGGACACGGCCGAGACATCGCCGCCATTGCGGAAGCTTCGGGATGGATTGTTCGAGGGTTTCTCGACGACATCCCCGGGGCCAAAGTCATCGGCCGCCCCACCGACGCCACACTGTTCGGGAACTACGTTCTCGGCCACAACGACTCAATGGTCCGAGAAAGCCTTGATACCGGTTTGGGCGCTATCACTATCGTTCACCCTTCGGCGGCCCTCTGCGACGATTTGGGGGTCTCTGAAGGGGCCGTTATCGGCGCCCATTGCACCATCGGCCCCGAAGTTCGGTTAGGCCGACACACCCACATCAACGGAAACGTATTCATCACCCGAGCGCACCTCGGAGACTTCGTGACCGTCGGCCCAGGGGCGACAATCTGCGGAGACGTACTCATCGGCGCCGGAACCCAAATCGGGGCCGGCGCCGTGGTCTCGAACCTCTGCGAAATCGGCCCTCGGGCCATCATCGGCGCCGGCGCTGTAGTCCCCCCGAACACTCGAATCCCACCGAACCAAACTTGGGTCGGAGTCCCCGCTAGGAAGGTCGAAAAATGATCGTCGCCGTAACAATGGTTCGCAACGAAGAAGACATCATCGGCGAAGTGATCCGCCATCTCCTCGAAGAAGGAATCGACCTCGTCATCGTCGCCGACAACCTTTCCGACGACTTCACCCGGCCAATCCTGGACGAACTCGCCAACCTTGACCCTCGGGTTCTGATCGTTGACGACAAAGACCCCGCCTACGATCAGGCCGGCAAAATGACCCGCCTAGTTCACAAGGCCGGCGAAATGGGCGCCGAATGGATTCTCCCGTTCGACGCCGATGAGTGGTGGTATTGGGCCGGCGGGACTCTTGCCGAGTTCTTTTCGGAATGTTCTGTGGATGTAGTGACCGCCACCGGTTGGGACCACATCGCAACCCTCGACGACGACCCGGCAGATCCGAATCCGATAAGCCGGATCACCTGGCGCCGACAGTCACCACAGAAAATGGGCAAAGTGGCGTTCCGATACCACCCGGACGCTTCCTTGGACGTCGGGAACCATAACGTCTTCAATCATCCCGGAACCCGTGGGAAAGCGCTCCGTTACCGCCACTACCAATACCGGTCTTTTCAACAGATGGTTTCAAAGGTTCGTATTGGGGCTCGCGCCGCCGACGAGGCCGCATTGCATCCGATGTACGCCACCCATTGGCGCAACCTCGCCGCCCTCACCGACGAAGAGCTCGTCTCCCACTGGCACAAACTTTGCTCCGAAACTGGACTCATTGAAGATCCGGTTCTGTGATGGCTGTTTCCATCATCATCCCAGCGTTCAACCGGTACGAACTGACCGCCGCTTGTGTTGAGTCCATCCAGTTTTACAGCCCAGAACACGAAATCATCGTGATCGACAACGGGTCAACCGACGAAACCCGATTCGCCAAAGTTGCGATCCGCAACGAAACGAATCTTGGTTTCGCGGTGTCATGCAATGAAGGCGCTAGGGCAGCTTCGAACGAACATCTTGTGTTCCTCAACAACGACACCCTCGTACATCAGAACTGGTTGGCGTTCACCCGTCATCTACACCGCCCCGACGTTGGTTGTGTCGGCCCGAAACTGATCTACCCAAATGGCCGAATCCAATCGGCTGGAGTTGGGATTGACTTCAACAAGACCCCAGGACACGAAGCGTGGAATATGCAATCCGACTGGACAACCGAACCCGCCGAAGTTCCGGCCGTAACTGGCGCTTGCCTTGGGATCAGAAAAGAGCTCTTCGATAGTTTCGGTGGTTTCGACGTCACATACTGGAACGGCTACGAAGACATCGACCTCTGTCTCCAAGCCTCGCAGGCCGGTTACTCCAACATTTACGACCCTCTAGCTAAAGTCACTCACCTAGAGTCCCAATCGGGTCCGGAACGCTGGACAGCCGTCGAAGCGAACGTTCACTGGTTGCGAACCAAATGGAGCCCCAAATGACGATCACCAACGGCTACACCACCCTCGACGACTTCAAGGCGTATCTGTTCCCCGGAGGAAACGCCGGTGATGATGAGGACGCGATGATTGAAGCGGCGATCGAGTCCGCTTCTAGGGCGATTGACTCGTACTGTGGCCGGCGATTCTGGGTTGATACCACCGTGTCCGCCCGAGAATACGACGCCAATGACCCGTTCTTGCTTCCAGTTGACGACTTCTCAACTACTACCGGGCTTATCGTCTCCACCGACACAGGCGACAACGGCACCTACGACCTCACTTGGACGATCACCACCGACTATCTCGCCGACCCTGTCAACCGGCAACGCGACGGCCTCGCAAGCCAACCTTACACAGCCATCCGAGCCGTCTACGTCCGCCGCTTCCCCATCACTGGCCTACGCCCACGAGTTCAAGTAACCGCCAAATGGGGCTGGCCTTCAGTCCCCCATCCAGTCGTCCAAGCCTGCCTTATCAAAGCCGCCCGGATCTACCGGCGCGCACAAACCCCAGAAGGGTTCTCCGCCGGCGAAGCGTTCGGCGCTGTGCGCGTCTCCTCCCGGGAAGATCCCGACATGGTCCTCCTACTCGGCCCGTACCGTCGCGCCGGTGGCACTGGTTTGGTGGTCGCGTGAACCTCTCCGACGTTCGCTCCGCCATAACAAGCCAACTTCAAACGATCCCCCGGTTCCGGTGCTACGACACATTCCCCGGGCAAATCACACCACCCGCCGCAGTGTTGGCCCTCGGCCCGGGACGGTACGAAGAAGACTTCGACGGGGCCATAGTTGTCCAATGGACCGCGATCGTTCTTCTCTCCAGGGCCGACGACTCCAAAGCCCAACAAGCCCTAGACAAATACCTATCCACGGGTTACGGAACAATCGTCGACGCCATCAACGCCGACCCGACTTTGTCCGGAACCGTTGACTCCTGCCGACTCACCGGATGGAACGAACCGGCCACGTTCACCGTTGCTGGTATCGACTACATCGGCGCAGAAATCAACATTGAGGCCATCGCCTAACAATGCGAATTCTGACAGTCGAACCCGGGCCGGCTTTCTCCGTCGCAGACGTCCACAGCGGATGGGTAAAAGCATTTCAAGACCTCGGAACCGAAGTCCGTAACTTCAACCTCTCCGACCGCCTTTCCTTCGTCGAAGCATCACTACGAGACAAAGTTCCCGAAGAAGAACGGGGCCGCATTGCCGCCCGAATGGTCGCCGAACAACTCCGGGCCGCCTGCTTCGACTTCTGGCCCGACCTCGTAGTCATCACCTCCGCTTTCTTCATCCCCCCGGAGACGTACGACACCATTCGGAACCGTGGAATGAAAATCGCGGTACTCCTCACAGAATCGCCCTACGAGGATCCGTTTCAACTGGGAATCGCCGCTAGGGCAGACATCGCGATACTGAACGACCCGATCAACCTCGACACCTACAGGACCGTTCAACCCAACACCTGGTACATCCCGCACGCCTACGACCCCGAGAAACACAGGCGCCGGCCACCAGTCGCCGACCTTGTCTCTGACTTTGCTTGGGTAGGAACCGCCTACCCCTCAAGGGTTCAATGGTTCGAACAAACCAACCTCGAAGGTTTGGAAGTCGTATTGGGTGGCAACTGGCAGCAACTTCCCGCAACTTCGCGACTCCACCGCCATCTACTCCACGATCCCGCCAACTGTCTCGACAATGAAGAAACCGTCGACGTTTACAGCTCCACCCGGGCATCCGTGAACCTGTACCGCACAGAGTCCGAAACCGGTTTCCAACAAGGATGGGCGATGGGACCACGAGAAATCGAACTGGCCGCCACCGAAACGTTCTTCCTACGCGATCCACGCCCCGAATCCGACGACATCCTCCGGGCGCTCCCATCATTCACCTCTCCCGGAGAGTTCAGTGAGAAACTCCGGTGGTGGCTCGCCCACGACGAACAAAGATTCGACGCAATCCGTGCGGCCAAAGCGGCCATCTCGGGTCGAACCTTTGTCAACAACGCCAAGTCTCTACTCGGCCGAGTTGAGACCTTGAACTGACCCAACTTTCCTCCGGAGGAAACAATGGCAAGACGTCACGGCCGCAATGGCCGCCTTTACCTCGGAATCGCAACAAGCGCCGCCGTTCCCAGCGCCGTTGCGTTCCTCAAGCAGTGGTCCGCAGACTTCGCAACCGACAAAGGCGACGTAACCGCCTTCGGTGACACGAACAAGACCTACCTCGCCGGCCTGCCCGACATCAAAGGTTCTTTCTCAGGGTTCTTCGATGACGCAACCGCCCAGGCGTACACCGCTGCCATCGACGGTGACTCCCGCCGTTTTTATCTGTACCCGGACATCGTGAACGCCCCGGCTGTCTACTGGTACGGAACAGGGTTCTTCGACTTCTCAGTCGATGTTCCCGTTGACGGTGTCGCCACCATCTCGGGTTCATGGGTCGCCGGTGGAGCGGTTACCAAGGTCGGCTAACGATGCCGGTTCCGACTGGCGTCTATGTGACGAATCTGGCCGAGGTCCGGACGTATCTTCGGAAGCTACATCCGGACCTCGTACCGGTATTTCGTAACGAACTAAAAGCCGCTGTCACCGCCATTGTTGTCCCCAACATCCGGGCACGTGTACCGGTCCGCAGTGGTCGAGCTCGCGACAGCGTCCGAGCCGTCTCCAAAGGAAACTCAATCGTTATCGTTGCCGGAAACACCAAAGTTCAATACTTCGGATGGTTGGACTTCGGTGGCGATCTCAAGGGAAGAGGTCGAGGAAAGAACCAACGGATCTCCCGACCCTTCGATGGAAACGGCCGGTACGTTTACCCTGGCATTCACGCCACGGAACCCCAGATGGTCCAGGCCGCCGGCCGAGCAGTCGACAAAATCCTCAAACAAGCGCAATCATAGGAGCCCCCGATGTTCAAACTTCTCCGCATCACCCGCACAGACGGAACAACAATCACCGCCGAAGGCCGAAAGGCCGACATTGTGCGTTTCGAACGCCGCTTCAAAGGCCCAATCGGAATCATGTTCACCGACGAAGGCATCTTCGCCGAACATATGTGGTTCTTTGGGTATTGCGCCGAAAAGCGTGTCAACCCGGAGCTCCCCGACTTCGACGACTGGATGGAAGACATCGAGTCTGTGGAAGTGATCGAAGAGGTCGAGGAAAACCCTTCGGACCCGAGTCCTTCACCCTTGCCATAGCGGCTTTGGCGATCGACTCGGGGATCCCAATGTCTGTCCTCGTTGACGAACCCGACCACTATTTGGACGCCATGTTTGCAGTCATCGAACGCAGGAACGAAACTGCCACACACGGCCCCGACTCGAAACGCTGGGATGAGTAATGGCAAGAGAAGTGAAAGTCGCCGTTGTTGGTGATGCCCGCCAACTCCAAAAGGAACTTCAGAAAGCCGAACGGGCCGTTGCCGGGTTCGGTAAGAACGCCAAAGACTCTTCGGAGAAACTGAAAAGCGTTTTCATTGGTGGCGCCGTCGCGTTCGGTGCGAAACAAATCATCGACTCCGCTTCCCAGTTGGAAGCCGCTGTCGGTGGAACGGCCGCCGTGTTCACAACCGCTTCGGGCGAGATAGACAAGTTCGCGAAGGCCGCCGCTGAAACCTCGGGGCTTTCCGAGAAAGCCGCCCGGGATCTCACCTCGAAGCTTGGCGCTTCTCTCCAGGGCGCCGGCATGGATGCCGA